TGCACCAGTACCTATAGTAACATTGTCAGATGCCACTAAAGATATAGGACCGCCTTCTCCAGCAGTACCATCGTGAGTGTGTCCTGTATTAACAGCAAATGCAGCTAGAAGCTGATCAAACTCATTGTTAAACAGATTGGCGGTAATTACATCGCCATCTGTAAAGGTTGATTGTCTTGTGTATGTAGCGCCCATTTAACGTCTTGCTCCTAATGTATACTCTAACTGAAAACCTTTAAGGGAGTAAGGTGCAGACTCACCCCCGTCATTTATTCTCAGTACAACAGAAAAACCTGATCCCTCTACTGGCTGTCTTATAAGAGGCTGAGAAGGCCCACCAAAAACAAACCTGACTGCACCGTCTGCAGTACTAAATACAGCTAATCCAAATTGTGCAGCTACTTGATTAGAATCTAAAGAGTAAGGCTCAGGTCTAGTAGAGTCTGCATTCTCATTATCATATCTTAAAACTAATTCTGCATCAAGAGCAGACTCAGGCTTATAGTTAATAATAACCCTTTGCATATGTTTTCGTATGCCTGTGTCCCCAAAGGCCAAGTCAGAACTTCTATATTTTCCTAGTACAGGTATACCATCAAAGGTGTTACCTTTTTCTTGTCTATGAACGTGACCAGCAAAGTCCCCGTGTAATACTATGACATCACCAGCCTGTACAAAGGTATCTGTACAAGCAGGTTTTATACCACGTATCTCAGAGAACTCAAAGTTATCTTGCTTCATAACGCAAGTAACGCCTCTTGTAATACTATCAGCTTCACCATCTTTAGTAAAGAATATTCTGTACTGTGTCTTGTCTGGTATGACAACACTTTCAAATAGCAAAGAGTCCTTAATGTTTTTATCAAAAATAGATTGTACGTTTCTACTTATTGTACCAAGTTCTGTGTCACCAATCTTTGCAGTAGCAGCAACTGTACGCAGTCCATCAGGTCCAAGGAATACTAAGTCACCACCAAATTCTTGTATGGTGTCACCATTAATACAACCAATGTTTCTAGTAACAGGTACGATAGCAAAGTCTGCTGCTGTGTTTCCTGCAAGTTTAAATATTCTGTTTTCACAAAAGATAAACAGACTGTCACGGAAAACTTTTATGCCTGTAATAGTATCGTCTACTCTAATGGTTCCTGCAGGTAAAGATACACCCGTGCTAAAACCATCCTCGTTAAAGCCTTCACTAAAACTTAATAGTTCTGGGGTAGTAGATTTACCAGCATAGAACATATGAGATTTATAAGAAGCTAAAAACTTAGAACCTGCAACTGCACTTGCACTGACATCAGTTGCACTAAGAGCTAAGTTAAAAACTACAGGTGCATTTACCCCATCTACACATACGATCTTTTCATTACCATCATAATTGAAACGTTCAAACCTATACTTAGAAGCATTAGTTCTACCAGTGTCTATCTCTGTCCAAGGCGAGGAAACAACTGCCCTATTAAGGTGAGATGCAGCAGTGGTGCTTTCTGTAGCACGTGTTACTCCTGTAAACTCATTAGGATTTGAAACAGCATCTACACCTGTGTAAGTGAATAGTTCTAAGTCTATCTGTAGAGTACCACTAGTTGCAAACCCTGCAACGGAGTCTGCTTTAATTACACCAGAACCTGACATAGATGTACTTGCACTTATAGCAAATGCTAACTCAGTAGAAGCAGCAGAGAATATCTTTTCTCCTCTACACGCTATTACTTTGTTACCAAACTTAGCTACACCTATTACCTTCTCGTTGATACTGGCTGTATGTGGTACTACATGATTGACAAACCTACGGTAGCCGTTCATTCTCCTGTAGCCGCCCTCAACGTCAGGCTCAAAGTTCTCTAGTACTAGAGCTTCCCCCGGTTGCATAAGAAAAGAAGAACGGTTTAAAACTAAACCGCCCTCACAGTTAAATGCTGCAGGTTGTACTTGAGAACTATCTGGCATTAAAAGGACACTCCAGAGTTAGAACTTGTAGGTCTGTTTATTACAGTAGACCTGATGTAATCAAACTTGTTAACTAATAAGCTTTGGATATTCTTAATGCCATCCTCAAAACGGTCAAAGTTAATCTGGTACTGTTGCATCTCACCTCTGTACTGGTAGAGGAATGCTGCAGCGCCATCTGTAATGACAGGTTTAAATCTATTAGGAATACTAGTAGTGTCGCCGTGTGCAGTCAAGTCATCAGGGAACGTAAAGAAATCATATAGTAGTGTGTACTCTTTGTCAGGGTAAGGGTACAGTAAATAATTGTTATCAAGGGTGCGTACAATGTACTGAGGCACACCTCCGTTATCAAACTGTGTAACTACTACGCCACTAGCGTAAGCTGCAGCAGTAGTACCCTCAGCACCTCTTGTGCAACCTGTAAGAGTATTGCCTGAGATAGCAGTATAAGAGATCAACTCACTAGCTATGTAGACACTGCCTGATGCTGCAAAGCCTGTAGTTGAAACAAGGGTCAGGGTAGTCACAGAATCTGTGTGTGTGCCATTCAGAGTTGTAGATTCAATTTCATCTTCTTGAGTTGCGAACTCTTTGCTTATGTATTCATTGTAATTAAGTCTTTTTAAATTAACCCCTGATGCACTGAGATCAGTATTCTTTTTTATTCTTGCTGTATTGTAATCTATGTATTTTGTACCAGTTGGTATGGTGTATCTTACTACACCCGGAACTAATGTAGAAGTGTTAGTGGAATGATTAAATGGGTATGCAAATTCTTTTTGATTAATGTGTCGTATAGCTTCATTGATAGCATTTTTAGATTGTACTTGAACACCTCTAGCAGAAGTAAAATCACCAGCAGTAAGCACGACTTCATTCATTCTAGTGAGAACGTCATTCGTTAGTTCAAGGTATGTCAGAGCCATTATGCTTCCTTAAAATGTAGCAATGGGGCCAGCACAAAGCCAGCCCCAAAGTTTAGTAATGTATTACAGCAAGTCACGCTGGGCTTCAGCAGCCTCAGTATGAGCAGCCGAAATATCTGCAATTACTGCATAGACACGTAAGCGTCCAGTTGCAGCAGCAGCACCAGCAATAACTACATCAATGGTATCTGACGCAGCGACAAGAGCTAATGCAGCAGCAGCATAAGTAGATGCAGCACCAGTGTTTACAATGTTAGCTTCGCCGTTAGTACCAAGTACAAGGTATGTACCAGCAGCAGCATCCAAAGCAGCACCGTCAACAATGTCATCTCCACCAGCGAAGTCAATATTACAAGTACAACTTGCAGTAAAAGACTTCATGATTTCCGCACCGCCAGCAAGCATTACTGATTCAGCGGGGATTTCAAGTAGTTGAAAGATGTCACCATTAGCAATGGTAGCACCTGCAGCAATCATAGCATCAATATCTAAGATTGCTTCAATGGTTCGTACAGCATTACCAACTACTGTTGGAACAGCAAGAACGTTTGCCCCAACACCAGCAGTAGCACTGGAAGTCATATCAAAAGTAGCCATAGTTTATATCCCCCCTAAGCTGCGTTATAACGAGCAGTTACGATTGCTTCAGGACGAAGAATCTTCCTACCGTATAGATGCATACCACGAACAATGTCAGCAAAGCTGTCAGGGTCACGATATGTTTCTGTCTTGTTGATTTGCTCGGCAGTTGCTACAGCAGAATCATGACCGGCTACGATAATACCGCAGTTAGTCAATTGGTTAGCTGTACCTGCTGTACCTGCTCCAGTGCCTAGTGCTGGCAAGTTGGAAGAGGAATACACACGAAAGCCGTGGAAGTTGTTAATGGTCAAACCATTACGCAAACCACCTGATTCACCAAAGTCAGCATTCATAAATCTGGAATCTTCGTCTGCGAGGATTTCCATAAATACTGGATCTACAACCAGCCATCTACCTTGCGAGTCAACCTGCTGTTGATCTAGCAAACGTTTCATGCGTGAAATAATCATCGCAGGGGAAACAGTAGCTGTTGGTAGCGAGGTAGCACCAGGCATACGGGCAGTCACAGGAATTGAGTGAGTGCCAGCAGAGGTAGTAGTGATGTTACCAAAGTCACCTTTGTGAAGCTGCATAGTTGCAAGCAATTCATTTGCGCCTGCAGAAGAAACAGCTTTGGAACCATTAACAGTTGTGTTAAGAGCATCGCCCTTGCTATGCAAAGAAGACTGCTTGTAGCCAGCCAAGTAAGCAAGTACTTCTTGGTCATGGTTGTCAGCAAGACGGTATGCAGCACGGTTAGTTGCAAGATCCATGAAGTTTACATGGGAGTGTGCTTCTTCGATATCGTCCATCTTAAAAGCAAAGTAGTTAGATTTGTCAATAACCAAATTAAAATCGGCATCTTCCAAATCTTGTGCAGTAACTTGTGTACCACGAGCATATGAAGATACACTGATCTCAGGCTCTTTGATGATTTTTACTGTGTCACCTTGTGACGCAATTTCACCAAAATAATCTGAGTTAGTAATATCACCAACTACTGTTGCCTTGCGGAAAGCAAGTTGTACTTTTTTAGAATAAATTACGGGGCTGAAGTTACCATTTGGTAAGTTGCCATAACCCGTTGCAGTTGTAAAAGCCATGGAATAAATCCTCCTGTTAAGTGTTTGGCTTTAGGGAATGAGATACACATCTCAATTAGGAGTGAGTTGCTGTGCATCCCGACTCAATAAACTAAACGACATTGGTAAGAGGCTGTAGGTTTTCTAGGGTGCAAGGTAATATCAGTCGGCCAACCGATAAAAACTCGGGCCTGTACTTCTTCAGGTAGTTCTTATTTGTTTTTCAGTTTTTAGGAAAACAGAATACGAGGTAGTCCCAAAGGAGGCTCATTGTAATCTGTTCTTAGTTATACTTCTATTTACGCAGATGTCAATAGTTAACGTGCGCTTCCAGAAATATCATAGATAAACTTTTGGCTACGCATGGCCTTATTAATCATATCTAAATTGTCTTCAAACTCTTTAGCAGACATTTTTGCAACATCTGACTCACGGATTTGTCCAGTGGAGTCTTCAGTATCTACTTTAGTCTTTGAAGTTCTACTAACCATAGAAGCTGCTGCCTTAGTGCCAGCTTTCTTAGCTTGTTTGGTTAATCCTTTATCGCCCTTATACAAGTCAAGGACTCTAACTACGGAGTAAGGATCGTCAGCATTCTCATAGACAGCATCCTGAACCCATTTAGGTTGTTCATCAGCCCAGCTATGGAACTCATCAGACTCACGAATCTTTACAAAATCTGAGTGTGACTCAACAATAGTTGCTTCTGCTGTCTTACGTACAGCTTCATTCTGCAATTCATCAAGTTTTTGTAGTCTAGAATCAGCCTTACTAAATAACTCCTGAGCTTTCTTAGCAGCAATTGTTTCTACAATGCCAGCAATATCAGGGTGCTCTGAGGCCCACTCTTCAATATCTTCATCTGATTTAGGGGGTATAGTACTACTACTAGATTTTTCTAGTTTTTCAAAACGCTCGTTCCAGTCTTTCTCTTTGTCAGCCATATGACGACGAAGATCACCATAACGTTTCTTAAAAGATTTTTCTTCACCGCTTAGTTTAGAATCGTCTTCTACTTCTTCAGTCTCCACAACGGCTTCTACTTCAGCATCTTCTTCAAGAGTTTCACCACGTTGCTCTGCTTCTAGTTTTGCAATCTCTTTCTCTTCAGCTTCCATAGCTGCACGTTTTTTACTTTGGTTAAACCCACGGTCTACAAATCCTGCAGACTTAGGGGTCTCAATTGTATTTAGTTCAGTCATTTAGTTAGTCCTTATGTTGGGGCCAGCAGTAT